ACCCTACACTAACAGCCAACATGGTGCGATGGGCGGCAGAGGGAGGGGCGGAGGGACACGGACACGCGGACGGGGGCCATACACTACCCATTACGCACACTACAAGACCTAAAATTTTCATATACATACACCTACATATATTTATATACCCCTACCCCTTGACATTCGCCCGCACCCACGTACCATACATACATCAACCACCAGGAGCACCTCATGGCCAAAATGCCCGCAAACTTACTGTCCCGCTTCAAAGGCAAAGAAACTGCCAAAGAAGAGAAGTCTGAAAAGAAGATGCCTGCCGCCCTGTACAAAAAAGGCGAGAAGATGGAAGAAGCCAAGATGAAAAAGGCTGGTAAGCCAGTCATGAAGGGCAAGTACTGATGGCTACCCGCAGTACCGTAAATGCTGCGAACAACTACACAAAACCTGCGCTTCGTAAACGGATCGTGTCCGAAGTAAAAGCTGCGGCCACACAGGGAACAGGCGCAGGGCAGTGGTCAGCCCGTAAGGCACAGCTTGTGGCCAAGAAGTACAAGGCCGCAGGTGGGGGGTACAAAGATTGAAAGCGCCACAGAAGTCTCTTAAAGATTGGGGCGACCAGAAATGGCGTACCAAGAGTGGTAAGCCGTCTTCAAAAACAGGTGAGCGTTACTTGCCTGAGGCTGCGATCAAGTCCTTGTCACCTGCTGAATATGCAGCCACAACCAAAGCCAAACGTGCTGGTAAGGCGCAAGGCAAACAGTTTGTAGCGCAGCCTAAAAGCATTGCGAAAAAAACAGCAGGATTTAGATGATTCGACTCAATTTCTTCTTCCCCGAAGACCTTGCTGTCAAGTTGAAGGCGTACACCAAAAGCACAGGCGTTCCGATGTCTGAGGTTGTGCGACAAGCCTTGGTGGCGTTCTTTGCCAAACGCGATGGATGACCTCACCGAGTACTCTGAGTACACAGAGTTTGCGCTCTCACCAAGCGCACCAGAAGCGCACGTCACGTTGGACATCCCGCCCCAGTTGGTGTGGGAGTGTGCTGCGGGGTTGGAAGACCCGGCGCTGATCGCCCAGAGGTTTGGGTTTGAAGGCGAGAAGTGGGAGCGGTTGTCCCAGTGGCCACCGTTTATCACAGCTGTACAGGCGCAGCGGTCGGACTTTGAACGCAACGGGATGACGTTTCGCCTCAAGGCGGGCCTTATGGCTGAAGAGATGATGTCCATGATGTTCAAGCAGGCCATAAGCAACGACTCCACGATCTTGCAAAAGCTCTCGGTGTTCAATGCGCTGACAGACGTAGCAGGACTGAAAGCACCGAAACTTGACGCTGGTGCACTCAATGCAGCACCCAAGTTCAGTATCACGATAAACATACCGCAGGGGGCACAGCCCCTGACCATTGATGGCTAATCTTGTCTACACACCACCCATATCGGTGGTTCCGTTTCTTACAGCAGACAAGTTCTCCAACTTTATCGTGGGGCCAGTCGGGTCAACCAAGACCACGGCGGCGCTCATCAAGATTGGCTACGAAGCCAAGCGGGTCAAGGCGTCACCTGATGGCATACGACGTAGTCGTACGGCGGTCATTCGTAACACCCGCCAGATGCTGTGGGACACGACCATACCGGACTTCTTGAAGTGGTATCCAGACGGAGAGGCCGGGATACTGGAGAAGACAAACTCCAAGTTCCAGCTGAAGTTTGACGACGTGGAGTGCGAAGTCTTGTTTCGTGGACTGGATGACGCCAATGACGTGCGCCGGTTGCTCTCGTTGCAGCTGACGTTTGGTGTGATGGATGAGTTCCGGGAGATCAACCCGGACATTTACAACGCGCTCACTGGTCGTCTGGGTAGGTATCCCGATAAGACGATGAACGGCGTTGGGGCGTGTGATGACAACGGCAAACAGATTCACAAAGTGTGGGGGGCTACCAACCCACCGGACATGGACACGTTTTGGGAGACCATGCTCACTGAGCCGCCCCAGAACATGCACGTCACCATACAGCCGTCTGGGTTGAGCCAAGAGGCGGACTGGACGCAGTACCTGCCGGACGACTACTACGAGAACCTGTGCGAAGGCAAGAAGGAAGACTGGATAGATGTGTATGTCCACGGGGAGTTTGGTAAGTCTCTGAGCGGACAGCCGGTGTTCAAGGCGTTTGACCGGGATACACACGTTGCCAAGCAGTCGCTGAACTACATCAAGCTCCAGACTCACCCGCTCATCATCGGGATGGACTTTGGGTTGACACCTGCGTGTACCATCAACCAAGTTGATGCCCAGGGGAGGTTCCTGACCTTTGCCGACTTGATCTCAGAGGGGATGGGTACGCTGCGGTTCTGCCGGGAGAAGTTAAAACCCATGCTGGCCAACAGGTTTCCGGGGATGAACGTCCTGATTGTGGGTGACCCGGCAGGGCAGCAGAGGGCGCAGACTGACGAGCGGTCGGTGTTCGATATCCTGCGAGCCGAGGGTTTTCGGGTGATTTCTGCCAAGTCCAACAGTGTTGTGGCACGTATCAATGCAGTGGACAAGATGCTAACTCGTTCGGTGGATGGTAAACCCGCCCACTTGGTCGATCCGTCATGTACACATTTAATTGCTTCCCTTCGGGGCGGATACCGGTATAAAATCCGGCAAAATGGCGAGGCTGACGACAAGCCCGAGAAAAATTCGCATTCCCACATTGCAGATGCGCACCAGTATGCGTGCCTGCACGCAGACGGTAACGTAACTGGGGATTCCTGGCAGCGCAAGTCGGTTGAAATCAAAAAAGTTGATTACGTCTGGACTTGACATTGCTGCCGATATCGGTTACACCCCTAACAGTTTAAAGATGTGACGCATATGCAACTTGGACTTAACATTACGAATACCACCGCGCCAGGAGTCACAGTGGCTGGCGGCGGACTTGTCACCATCAAGTCTTTAAAGGCGCTACAAGAAGAGCAGCGTGATGCCGCTCAACTGGCCAATTCGCAGCCCGTTGTTCAAGCCCTTGCGGGGTACATCCGCAAAAAATGGATGTCTGCCATGCTGGCCAAGCAGCAGACCTCTGAGATCAAGATGCTCAAGTCTGTTCGCGCAAGGCGCGGAGAGTACGACCCAGACAAACTGGCCCAGCTGCGCGAGCAGGGCAGCGCCACCATCTACATGATGCTCACGTCAAACAAGTGTCGTGCGGCGTCCAGCTGGCTCAAAGACACCCTGGTTACCGCTGCGGAAGACAAACCGTGGACGATCCAGCCAAGCCCCGTGCCCGATCTGCCGCCAAATCAGGTGCAGGGCATCATGGCGCAGGCAGAACAGGAAGTACAGCAGTTGTACATGATGGGCCAACCTCCGACTGACCAGCAGGTGCGTGAGCGCCTACTTGAGATGAAGGATATGGCTATGTCGCAGATCAAGGACATGGCCAAACGCACGGCAGAGCGGATGGAACTCAAAATGTCGGATCAGTTGTTTGAGGGCAACTGGAACGTGGCGTTTTCTGAGTTTTTGGACGACATCACAACTTTCCCGTCTGCCATCATGAAAGGGCCGGTTGTACGCAAGCGCCCCAAGATGCAGTGGGTGCCTACTCCAGACGGGCAGTACACGCTTGCTGTTGAAGACATGCTCACCCTTGAGTGGGAGCGGGTTGACCCGTTCAATATTTATCCCGCTGCGGATTCGTCCGACATCAATGATGGCTTCATAATTGAGCGTCATAAGTTAGCGCGTGCTGACCTGCAAGCCCTTATCGGCGTTGAAGGTTACAGCGACGGAGCCATCCGCGCCGTGTTGGAAGAGTACGGCAAAGGCGGTCTGCGCGACTGGATTTACGTTGACATGAACAAGGCTGCGGCTGAAGGCAAGTCAACTATGGGTGTGCAACAGAACCCGTCTGAATTGATTGATGCGCTCCAGTTCTGGGGAAATGTCCAAGGGCAACTGCTCAAGGACTGGGGTATGACCGAGGAAGAGATTCCCGACCCGTTGATGGATTACCCCATCGAAGGTTGGGTGGTCGGGCACTGGGTCATTAAAGCGGTGGTTAATGCCGACCCCCTCGGGCGTAAGCCGTACTACAAAGCTTCCTACGAAGAAGTCCCCGGCGCGTTCTGGGGCAACTCTGTAGCGGATTTGTGTCGGGACACCCAGGACATCTGTAACGCTGCCGCTCGCTCATTGGTCAACAACTTGTCAATTGCCAGTGGCCCACAGGTTGTGTACAACATTGATAGGCTCCCCCAGGGCGAGAACATCACACAGTTGTATCCCTGGAAAGTCTGGCAGGTTACGTCTGACCCACTGGCGGGAGCAGCACCTCCAATGCAGTTCTACCAGCCCAATTCATTGGCTGCTGAACTTATGGCGGTCTATGAGAAGTTTGCCACCCTGGCTGACGAATACACGGGCATTCCACGGTATATGACGGGGGACAGCCCCGCAGGTGGTGCAGGCCGCACGGCTACAGGCATGAACATGCTGATGAGCAACGCTGGCAAATCTATCAAGCAGGTGATTGCCAACATTGACCGTACGGTTATCGAGCCAGCCATTGATCGGTTGTATTTCTACAATATGCGGTACGGCACAGACCCAGACCTCAAGGGGGATGTCAATGTCCGCGCTCGTGGCGCTGCGTCCTTGGTGCAGAAAGAACAGGCTCAGGTTCGCCAGAACCAGTTCCTCCAGATCGCCCTGCAAAGCCCTGCTGTCCAGCAAGTCATCGGCATGGAAGGCATTGCAGAGTTGCTGCGTCAGTCGGCCAAAACGCTTGACCTCAACCCTGACCACATTGTTCCCCCTGTTGAAATCCTCAAACAGCGACTGGCAAATGAAGCACAGATGATGCAACAACAGCAAGCGCAGACGGCTCAGCAGAATGGGCAAGCCGCTGCCGGGGGTACGCCTCCAGTTCAGCGGCCAGGAGCACAACTCCAGAACGGTGCGCCGGTAGCAAATAATTTTGCACCAGCAGCCGGAATCGGTAGTTGACAACGGTAAGTTCTCGTATATCATCCACACAAAGGAGTAAAACCCATGCAAGCAGTAAACCCAATGGAAAAGCGTTCAGCTGAGTACAAACAAGAGTCAGCCAAAACTGACGGTATGTCCAAAGGCCCCGCTACTCAAGGCGCTGGCGGCAATGATGGCAACATCGACGCTATGGGCAAACGTGGCGGCAAAGAGTACGCCCAGATGTCTGCAAAGACGGATGGAATGTGCAAATAAGGGTTGACGAAAGGGTTGCCCGGTGCCTTGCACTGATGCGCACCCCAGAGATGCAACCTTTGGTAGAATTTTTGAAATCGCGGCGTCAAGAGACTCTCGAAAGACTTGGCGAAGCAACAGGTGAAGAAATGAAGTCCCGGCTCCAGGGCCGGAACCTCGAACTCAAGGAAATCCTTGAGATGGTGGATCAAGCGGAAACGCTGGTCGCCAAAACCCGTAGGTGACAAGCAGACCGTTAAGTCGGAGCGCGACACCGCAACATTAACCAAGTAGCAGACCGTAAGCGAACTTGGACTGACCGTAAAGCCGGAGTCCTAGAGCGTAGTCGGAGCGAAGGAGATAGAGATATGGCATTGCCACGAGCTATTCAGCAACAAGTTGATGACGCAGATGCGTTTGTAGCCCAAATGACAGGACAGACCGATAACACGGAGACTGTTCCAAATTTAGACCCTCAACCCCCGGCTGATCCGCCGCAGCAGCATGTCTCGCAAGAGCCGCAACCAAAATCGGTATCCGAAGAAACGTGGGAACGCAAGTACCTTACGCTCAAGGGTATGTACGATGCAGAAGTGCCACGCTTGCACTCGCAGATGAAGGAACTGAATGTCCAAGTTCAGACCCTAATCGCAGAGAACGCCTCGTCAAAAGCACAGCAAGCATACGAACAACCGAGTACGGCCAAGACTCTTATCACTGAACAAGACAAAGAAGCATTTGGTTCTGATCTGTTGGATTTGATCGACCGTGCGACTGAACAGAAAGTAGCGGGATTCCGCGACCGAGAAAGTCAGTTGCTTTCGGAAGTGAACGAACTGAAGAGCAAGCTTGGGAACGTGAGTGAACGGCAAGGTGTTTCCGATAAAGATCGGTTTCTGTCTGCGCTGTCTGCACAAGTTCCTGATTGGGAAGCCTTAAACGTAGACCAAGGTTTCCTGTCATGGTTGGCAGAGGTTGATCCCATTTATGGGCTACCCCGCCAGTACGCATTGACAAATGCTTATGAGGCATTTGACGCAGCCAGAACGGCTACGATTTTCAAGCAGTACAGAAACATGATTGCTCCTCCTACGCAACAGCGACAGCCGAATCTTCAAAGTCAAGTAGCGCCGACCCGCTCCCGTTCGACGCCTGCTACTACTTCGGCTGGAGAAAAACGAATCTATTCCTCACAGGAAGTTTCGGATTTTTACAACGAGTGGATCAAAGGCCGGTTGACAAACGAAGAGGCGGTGAAAATGGAAGCAGAAATCAACGCCGCCCAAGCCGAAGGCCGTATTCGTTAAACGACCCACGCATGGCGGTACTCATCAAAAGTTTTTTAACTGAAGAAGGAAGTAGCCATGTCTACAATTACCGCAGCAGCAGCCTATCCGATTAACTCTGGCGGTTTCAACACCCCCGGTGGTCAAGTAGCCTATTCCGGCACCGCTTATTCGGGTACGTTTATCCCCGCCCTCTGGTCTGGCAAGCTGGCCCAGAAGTTCTATGCCGCCACCGTTTTTGGCGAAATTGCCAACACCGATTGGCAAGGTGACATCACCGGCATGGGCGACACCGTGATCATCAACACGATCCCCACCATCACGATCAACAGCTACAGCATCGGCCAGAATCTGGCTTATGAAGTGCCTGCTCCCAGCACCATCACTTTGGTGATCAACAAGGGCAAGTACTTTGGCGTGAACGTGAACAACGTTTTGGAACTGCAAGCCAAGCCCAAGTTGATGGACATGTTCACCAACGACGCCGCCATGCAGATGAAGATTCAGATCGACAAAGACGTTCTGTATACCAACTTCAACCAAGGCGCTGCCGCCAACCAAGGCGCTACCGCTGGTGCAATCTCTGGCGCGTTCAACCTGGGCACCGATCTGGCTCCCGTCACGTTGACCGCCTCCAACATCCTGTCAAGCATCACTGCTTTGTCCAGCGTGTTGGATGAGAACAATGTGCCCGAGACCGACCGTTGGTTGATCCTCACCCCCACCGAGCGTCAGATCCTGATGCAATCGAACTTGGCTCAAGCCCAGTTCATGGGTGACGCTGCCAGCGTGTTGCGTAACGGCAAGATCGGCATGATCGACCGCTTCAGCGTGTATGTCTCCAACCTCGTCCCCCGTGGCGCTGTTGGCAAGACCTACATGAACCCCAACACCGGTACTGATGCTGTTTTGTCTAACGCGTTGAAGCGTCACGCTGTGATTGCAGGCCACAAGTCTGCCATCACCTTTGCGTCTCAGATCGCTAAGGTTGAGTCCTTGCAGAACCCCAACGACTTCGGTACGTTGGTTCGTGGTTTGAACGTCTACGGCACCCAAGTCGCTCAAGCAAACGGCTTGGCCTTGTTGCAAGTCGCAGGCTAAAGAATAAGGCGGGGCTTCGGCCCCGTCTCTTTAAACCACCACACATAGGATTTATCATGTCTCAAGAATCAAAGATCATCGGACAAGGTATATGGGCTGAGGCTGCACAACAGTTGATTGCTGGTGACGTTTTGACTGGTCAAGTCACTAGCGCCACTACGCAAGCTACTGCTGTTGCAATCACTGCCGATATCACTGTATTCGCTACCGTTGCCTCTACTGGCGCAGCGATTTTGCCAGCTGGCAGTGGAGCCGCTGATATCCTCATCCTGAATGGCCAAGCTACCAACGCTTTGATCGTGTTCCCACCAGTCGGCGGCACTATCAATGGCGGTTCAGCCAACGCATCTTACTCACAAGCCGTTTCTAAATGTGCTCGTTACGTAACTGCTGATGGCTTGAACTGGTACGCCATGATTTCGGCCTAATCAAATAGGGGCTTCGGCCCCTATTCATCGAAAGAAGTTGCATGGGTACAGTTACCGCAGGCACAATTATCAGCAAAGCTGCCACACAGCTTATTGACATCTCTGGGGTTCGCTGGACAAGAGCAGAACTTCTGGGATGGCTTAATGATGGCCTGCGGCAAATTGTGGTCATGCAGCCTAATGCCTCAGCTACAAGAAGCGCGGTACAACTTGCAGCTGGCACAAGACAGACACTGCCTAGCGGCGGATGGATGCTTCTAAGCGTTTATCGAAATATGGGCACGACTGGCACGACTCCTGGCCGTGCTGTTCGTATCAGTTCGCGTGAGTTGTTGGATGCGTTCAATCCAAATTGGCATACGGCCACGGCTAGTACGACAACCACAAATTACATTTACGACCTTCAAGATCAAACGGCGTACTACGTGTACCCGCCCAGCACTGGGACAAACTATCTTGAGATCAACTACTCAATGCAGCCGACTGACTTGACGTCTGAGTCGCAAGTAATTCCTGTGTTTGATGTGTTCCAAGGCCCGCTGCTTGACTACATGCTGTTTAGAGCTTGCACCAAAGACGCCGAGTATGCTCCTGGTATTGCTTTGGGGCAGATGTATCTGACAACGTTCACTGCTGCCACAGGTGTTAAAGAGCAGTCCGAAATGAGAGGATCGCCAGAGTTGGCTCTGCTTCCACGTAACCCTTCTTTACCTGGATCAATGTCATGAGTGAAGTTGCGTACGACTTGTTTTTGCCAGAAGTTATGCAGTTTGTAAAAGATGTGCCAGAAGTTGTGGCGCTTAATGCAATCCGCAATTCTTGTATTGAGTTTTGCCAGGAAACCAGGTATATCCAAGAAAACCTTGACCCTATAGCGGGTATTTCTGGGGTTGCAGTGTACGAGCTTGAGCCGGACGGCAACTACAAAATTGCAGACATTGTCGAAGCTTGGTACGGAGATGTCTTTTTGGTTCCACGAGCCATTGAGCAGTTGACACAGATTTACCGAACAACCAATTGGAATACGTTGGCGGGGAACCCCTACTATTATTTCAGACCATCTTCACAAGAAGTGCAGTTGGTTCCGTATCCTCAAGTCACGCAAGCCAACCAAATTAAGTTGCGGATTGCCCTCAAACCAACTCGCTCATCTACAACGATTCGAGAAGAAATATACGATCGATTCCTTGAGGATATTGCTTATGGGGCAAGGGCGCGTTTGTACAATACTCCAGACCAGCCATACTACGACCTCAGAACATCTCTTGACTACTTGAAGAGATTTAACGACGTGATGGCGGATGTGCGCACGCAAGTGAACAAAGGTTTGACCCGTGCGTCTGTTGCGATTGAATTCCAGAGGCTTGTATGACTGACAAAATTAAACTGGTCACGAATGACACACGCCCTGCACTGGTGTGTAACATCACAGATAGCACTACTGGAGCAGCAGTTGTTTTAACAGGGGCTACTTCTCGTTTGTATTTTCGAGCAGTTGGGTCGTCCACGTTGCAGGCCACGGTTGTAGGGTCTATTACAGACGGGCCAAACGGACAAGTTACCTTTTACCCAGCCTCGGCCCCTGTGATGCTGCAAGGCGCAGCCGGGGACTACGAAGGTGAGATTGAAATTACTTTCTCCGACGGGCAAATCCAAACTGTGTATGACGTACTGAAGTTCAAGTTACGCGAAGACTTCTGATGGCAGACACCTCCCTACGCGCCAGCGTCACTTTTGTAAATCTTTCAAGGACTGCCACTTATGTAGTGCCAGTGTCCGAGATTGCTTACATTTTGTTGTCGTCTTCAGCGCGTATGGACACAAGCGGGTTGTTTAGGTTTAGCGCGGAAACAATTGGAATTGCCGATAGTTCGGTCTTGACGTTTTCCAAACCCCTTACTGATTCCTCGACTATTGCAGACATCTCTGCGTTGTCGTTTGTTCCCGCTGCAAAAACTGAATCTGTTACATTGTCCGATAGCAGCGTAAAAACTTCACAACTTGGAAAGACAGAAACTATTTCTGTTGCCGACACAAAGGCCCTAGCGTTTACTCTTGGGACTGTTACTGAAAGCCTAGCAACAAATGATTCCCCGGCTTTGAATTTTCAAAAGCCAGTTGCTGAAACAGTTTCTTTTAGTGATAGCGCTTTGGTAATGTTAATTTATATTCGAGACGTTTTTGACACGTTGACTTTGTCAGACACATCGTCTTTGTCTTTTGCCCCAGCTATTAAAGTTGAGACTGTTACTTCTGGGGACTCAAGTTATTACGCCTTTGATCAGTTTTTGACTGAAGCGTTTGCAATGAATGACCTTGCCGATGTTGGCGATGGTATTTCTTTTGAATTCATTGACTTTACAGCCAATGTTGTTACGATTACGGAAGCGGCAG